GCTACATAGTCCCCCACACTTGCAAGCCTAGGTAATCAATTTAGTCCCTGCAAAGATCATGCCAGCGCCTATTTAGCCCCTTGCAACTATCATGCCAATATAGCCCTGCAATTATCATGCCACCATAGCTATGCAACTATCATGCCAACATTGATCTCGATTGCCCTGCAAAGATCATGCCAGCCCTTTGTTGCACTGCGGGGGCGTCTTTTGACTTGCAATTATTTTTATAGTACCTACCTAGACTTGCAAGAGGCCAAAATAGCAAAAAAGCGCTAAAATACGCTAAAATGCACGATCTTCGGAGAACTAATAAGTCTCTAAAATCTAAAAAGAAATTGAACTGAAGACAATTTTAATAGATTTGGCATAAATATTGCTTGACTTTTGCTTTTGAGTGTGTTATCATATAGATATTACGGAGAATCTTAAATGACCGAGAAGACAGAATTGACAACAGCAGAGCCTACAAAGAAACGAGGGCGAGGTAGACCAAGAAAAACCGATATTGAGGCTAAGAAGGCGGGTAATAGAGGTGTTCGTGGTAGACCTCCCGGCGATGCCGCTAGGATTAATGAGTTTAAAGCTAGATTACTTGCAACTTCAGGCGATGCTGTAATTACAAAAATAATTAATATTGCACAGAACGATGAACATCCCGGTCAGATGGCCGCATTGAAGATGTGCATGGACAGAGTCTTGCCATTGTCTTACTTTGAGAAGGATAAGATGTCTAATGGTAAGAGTTCTGTGTCTATTACGATCACTGGAGTCAATGGAGACACTGTAATCACCGGAAATGACTCTGAAGAAGGAGAAGTAATAGATGTTACCCCAGAATCTGATTGACTTGATTAAGGAAGACCTGATACGGCATGAGGGCTATGTTGCTGAGATTTACTTAGACTCAGAACATTTACCAACATTTGGTATCGGACACTTGGTGACTGAAGCTGATCCTGAGTTTACTTGGCCTGTAGGATCTCCAGTGACTGATGAAAGAATCTTAGATGTCTTCCATATCGATTGTAATGCCGCTTGTGAAGACGCCTGTGCGTTATTCTTGAACTTTAGTTCACATCCTGAGAATGTACAACGTGTGCTTGTTAACATGGCGTTTAATCTAGGAAGGAATCGTTTAAGTAAGTTTAAGAATATGATCACCGCAGTCAATGAAGGAAACTACTCGAAAGCCGCTGATGAGATGGTAGATTCGAAGTGGTATCGTCAGGTAAAACGGCGTGGTGAAGAACTTGTAGAGATCATGCGTGGATCTTAATGTTGAGCTACTACCGTGGCAACAAAACGTATTTGAATCTGCTGTTCGCTTTAAGATTGTTGCCGCTGGGCGACGAACTGGTAAGTCTCGATTAGCGGCATGGATGTTAATCATCAATGCGTTGCAGACTGAACGAGGACATGTATTCTACGTAGCCCCGACACAGGGTCAGGCTAGAGACATTATGTGGAATACGTTGCTTGAGCTTGGTAATCCTGTGATCTCAGGAAGCCATGTGAATAATATGCAAATTAAACTGATCAACGGTGCGACGATTAGTTTAAAGGGTGCGGATAGACCAGAGACGATGCGTGGGGTCTCTCTGAAGTTCTTGGTATTGGATGAATACGCAGACATGAAACCGTCTGTGTGGGAGACCGTACTGAGACCTGCACTTGCTGACCAGAAGGGTCATGCGTTGTTCATTGGAACTCCGCTTGGACGAAATCATTTCTATGACTTGTTTAAGTATGCGGAGCTTAGTGATGATCCTACGTATCAAGCATGGCACTTTACCAGCTACGATAATCCGTTGCTTGACCCGGAAGAGATTAACACAGCTAAGAAGTCAATGTCATCCTACGCCTTCCGTCAGGAGTTTATGGCGAGCTTTGAGGCATTGGGTTCTGAGATCTTCAAAGAAGACTGGATACAATTCAGCAACGAAGAACCAGATGACGGTGAGTATTATATTGCTGTGGATTTAGCTGGCTTTGCTGACGTAGCTTCTAATGCCACTGGTAAAGGGAAAAGACTGGACAAAACAGCAATAGCGATTGTGAAGGCTGGAATGAATGGTTGGTGGATTGCTGATATCATTTCAGGGCGATGGGATATTAAAAAGACTGCCAGAAAGATCTTTGAGGCTGTAGACCATTATCAACCGGTTGCAGTAGGGATTGAACGAGGGGCTTTGAGGAACGCAGTAATCCCGTATCTCACCGACTTGATGAAAAGCGGTAATCGTTACTTTCGTGTGGAAGAACTAACACACGGGAATAAAAAGAAGGTAGACAGAATTGTTTGGGCTCTGCAAGGACGCTTCGAACATGGACAAATCACTCTCTCTGAGGGTGAATGGAATACTGAGTTCTTGGATGAGCTATTTCAGTTTCCAAACCCGTTAGTGCATGATGACTTAGTTGATGCATTAGCGTATGTCGATCAGCTTGCCAAAGTTAGCTACTATGTTGACTTTGAGGAAGAGGAATTTGAAATCATAGACCCTATAGCAGGATATTAATATGGAATATGCTAAGAATGACCAAGCCCTAGTCGGTTGGATTATGTCGAAGTGTGATCAGTGGAGAGACCATTACGAGTCTAACTACGCTGAGAAGTTCGATGAATACTATCGCTTATGGCGTGGTATTTGGGCACAAGAAGATGTAATGCGTCAATCAGAACGCTCTAAGATCATTTCTCCTGCACTGCAACAAGCTGTTGAGTCCGCTGTTGCTGAAGTGGAAGAAGCGACATTCGGTAGAGGACGATTCTTCTCTATTAAGGATGACGTACAAGATCAACAACCACAAGACATCGCACTGTTGCAAAAACAGCTTGACGAAGACTTTTCACGGACTAAGGTACGTAAGTCAGTCTCTGAAGCAATCTTAAACTCTGCAGTCTTTGGCACTGGTATTGCTGAATTGGTTGTTGAAGAAATGCGGGAGATGAAACCTGCAACACGCCCTGCAATGGGCGGTGACCTCACTGCAGTCGGTGTTGAGACACGTGAGCGCTTCGTTGTCAAACTGAAGCCTATCTTGCCTCAGAACTTCTTAATTGACCCTGTAGCCACTGATATTGAGTCTGCATTAGGTGTTGCGGTTGATGAGTTTGTTCCGAAGCATCAGGTAGAGATGTTAATCAATGATGGTGTTTATCGTGATGTATTGCTTGAATCTACATTTGAAGACACTGACCTAGAGCCTGATCAGGACTTAACAATCTATTCAGACGACAAGGTAAGACTGACTAAGTATTACGGTCTAGTTCCTCGTTACATGTTTGACATGGCGATGGTAGAAGACGACAATGAAGAGATTGCTGATATCTTAGAGGATGAGTCAGAATCAGATCGTAAAAACGAAGAATACATCGAAGTTGTTTGCGTCATGGCGAATGGTGGTCAACTACTGAAGATTGAAGAAAATCCCTACATGATGCAAGATCGTCCGATTGTTGCGTTTTCTTGGGATACTGTTCCCGGACGTTTTTGGGGACGAGGAATCTGTGAAAAAGGATTCAACTCTCAGAAAGCCCTTGATACTGAGCTCCGTGCTCGTATTGATGCTTTGGCATTGACAGTGCACCCAATGCTTGCTGTAGACGCTTCTAGGCTCCCTCGTGGCGCTAAAATGGAAGTAAGACCCGGTAAAGCGATTTTAACCAACGGTAACCCGTCAGAGATCCTCAAGCCTTTCCAGTTTGGTCAACTAGACCAACTCTCATTTGCACAAGCAAAAGATTTGATGCAGATGGTACAACAGGCTACCGGAGCTATCGATGCCGCAGGGATTCCGGGCTCAATTAATTCACAATCGACTGCCGCCGGTATCTCAATGGGCTTAGGTGCAATTATTAAGCGTCATAAGCGAACACTGATTAACTTCCAAGAGTCTTTCTTAGTACCTTTCATTGAGAAGTCTGCTTGGCGTTACATGCAGTATACCCCTGAGATTTACCCTGTTAATGACTTCAAGTTTGTTCCTTCAAGCTCATTAGGCATCATTGCCCGTGAGTATGAAGTGACTCAATTGGTTCAGTTGCTACAGACAATGGACAAGAGTTCACCTATGTACTCTAAATTACTAGAAGCCATTATTGACCACATGAACTTATCAAACCGTGAAGATTTGATCCAGTCTCTGCGTCAATCACAACAACCTAGCCCAGAGCAACAGCAAGCCGCACAAGCGCAAGCTCAGCTACAACAGGCACAGTTGCAAGCACAGATCAACGCATTCAATGGTCAAGCACAAGAGTCTCAAGCCAGAGCTCAGAAGATTGCTTCAGAAATCCCATTAGGCGAATACGAAGCTCAGACAGATCGTTTGAAAGTATTATCTTCAAATCTGAAGCCCGGTGAAGAAGACGATAAAGAGTTCCAGCGTAGAGCCAAAGTAGCAGAGCTCTATCTTAAGGAGCAAGAGATTAACCAGAAAGCATCACAAGGAGTGACAAATGCTAACCAACAAAGAATGGGAGAGTCTATACCAAACAATAGACCAGAAGCTCAGCCTAGTCAACAAGCAAATGCAGGAAATGCAGAAGCAATTAGACGAGCTATGCAAGCCCAAGAGAACCGCCAACAGTAAAAAAGTTGCTGAAAGCTCTTGACTTTTACAAAAAAGTATGCTATACTAACTATATAGTTCAGAGAACCTCACAGAAAGGAGGATAATTCTTTTGGATAAAGAAACAGAAGAATATTATGAAACATATTTCTCTCTGTTCTCTTCAAAAGGTTGGAAGCAACTAATTGAAGAACTTACTGAGAGCTTTGATGCCTTCCGTATAGAAGACATTAAAGATCAGCAAGAGCTTGACTTAGTCAAAGGTCAACGCTTAGCACTACGTAGACTAATTAACTTCGAAACAGCAATACGTAGTGCTTATGATTCAATCTTGGAGTCAGACGATGATTAGACGTTTCGACTTCAAGTGTAATAAATGTAGCCACATTGAGGAACAATGGGTAGATAACTCTGATGAGTTCGCTACTTGCCCTGAATGCGGCGACACAGCACAGCGGATAATCTCTCCGATCTCTACGAAATTTAATGGATTCGGTTGGCCGGATGCAGACGATAAGTGGGCAAGGGATCACGAAAGAGCCGCTAGAAAGTAACATATCCATAATGCTATTATAGCACGGAGTAATAATATGGCAAAATTTATAAGCGAAAGCCAAGACGAAGAACTGAACGACGAAGAAGTACACAACTTCGAAGAGCCTGAAGAGGAAACTCAACAGGAAACTCAAGAAGCCAGTGAACCCTCAGAAGATGCTATCCCCGATAAATATCAAGGGAAAGACATTTCAGAGGTTGTCAGAATGCATCAAGAAGCTGAAAAGTTACTTGGACGACAATCTTCAGAAGTCGGTGAGCTACGAAAGATTGTAGACGACTTCGTTAAGACACAACTCGCAAAAGAAGAACAAGCCCACACTAGCACAGTTGAAGAATCTGTAGATTTCTTCGAAGACCCTGAAAAGGCTGTTGCTCACGCTATTGCAAATCATCCTAAGATTAAAGAAGCTGAAACAATCACTCAGCAACTACGTCAACAGGAAGCATTAGCTAAACTGAAATCCGCACACCCTGATTTCGAAAACATTGCTCGTGATCAAGGATTTGTTGATTGGGTTACAAAATCTAAGTTTCGCATCGAAATGCTTCGAAAAGCGGACAAAGAGTATGATTTTGAAGCCGCTGACGAGCTTCTGAGTAGCTGGAAAGAACGCCAGAATATGGTGACTGAAGCCGCTAACACAGAAACGAAAGCTCGTAAAGATTCAGTAAAGAAGGCATCAACCGGGAATACAAAAGGGTCTGCAGAAGCACCAAGTCGAAAGATTTATCGCCGTGCTGATATTATTAAACTCATGCAAACTGACCCAGACCGATACATGTCACTAGCAGAAGAAATTCGCAGTGCCTATGCAGAGGGAAGGGTTCGCTAATAGCCTTATAGGAGACTACTCATGGCAACTGCAACTTATCCGGGAGCAGGAGGCTTTACCGCTAAAACTGAAGCGGCAACCTTTATCCCAGAACTTTGGTCCGACGAAATCGTTGCGGCCTACAAAAAGAACTTGGTTCTTGCGAACCTCGTTAACAAAATGCCTATGTCAGGCAAGAAGGGCGACACTCTTCATATTCCTAAGCCTACTCGTGGCGATGCAAATGCGAAAGCGGCTGACACTGCGGTAACCATCATTGCAAACACTGAATCAGAAGTTCAGATTGCAGTTAACAAGCACTACGAATACTCTCGTTTGATCGAGGACATCGTAGAAGTTCAGGCTCTCGATAGCCTTCGTCGTTTCTACACAGACGATGCTGGTTACGCATTGGCTAAGCAAGTTGACTCTAACTTGTTCAACCTTGGTCTACGCTTCGGTGATGGCTCTGCAACAGAAGCTGAAATCGACGGTACATTCACTCCAGACGCTTGGGAAAACTCAAACGCCTACTATGTGAACGGCGCTTCAGGTATTGCTACATACGCTGATGACACAATGGAAGACACAGATGCATTTACTGATCTTGCTTTCCGCCAACTCATCAAGTTGATGGACGATGCTGATGCACCAATGGACGGACGTTTCTTCGTCATTCCTCCTTCAGCCCGTCAGACAATGCTTGGCATTGACCGTTACGTTTCTTCTGATTTCACTAATCAGCAAGGCGTACAGAACGGCTTGATCGGTAACCTGTACGGTGTTGACATCTATGTGTCTACAAACGTACCTGTCATCGAAACAGCTACTCAGAACACTGCTACTACTTCAGTACAAGACACTCGTGGTGCTATCTTAGCACACCGTGACACAATGGTACTTGCAGAGCAGATGGCTGTTCGTTCACAGACTCAGTACAAGCAAGAATACCTTGCTAACCTCTACACTGCAGACACTCTGTACGGTGTACAGGTACTGCGTCCTGAAACTGGATTTGTATTGGCATTGCCATCCTAATCTAGTCTTGGTTAGCCCCTTCGGGGGCTTTCCTCTTTTCATTGTTCCCTACCAAAACAGGAATGGAAGATGCCTACTCAAATCCTCATCAAGAAATCTACTACTGCGTCTGCAGTTCCTACCACTTCTGACATCACCACTGGCGAACTTGCTGTCAACACAGCCGACAAACGTCTCTTTACAAATAACAGTGGTACAATTGTAGAACTAGGTATTAATCCTTCCTCTGTGACTACAGGAGCTATCACAGCTTCTTCAGGCACTGTATCAGGTAACTGGGCAGTCTCTGGTACTCTGACAGTCGCTACGCCTTCTGGTGATACTGATGCGGCCTCTAAAGCCTATGTTGATACAGCAGTGTCCAACCTTGTTGATGCGGCTCCGGGCGCTCTCGATACCCTGAATGAGCTTGCGGCGGCCATCGGTGACGATGCAAACTTCTCGACTACAATCACAAATTCTTTAGCAACTAAACTAGGACTCTCTGGTGGTACAATGACCGGAGATATTGTATTAGGTGCTAACAAGATTACCTCTACAGCAACACCGGCCACTGACGATACACTGACACGCAAAGGCTATGTAGACTCTATCCTAGGCTCTGCTACTGCGGCGGCCACATCAGCATCCAATGCGGCGACATCAGCATCCAATGCGGCCACTTCAGAAACCAATGCGGCTACTTCAGCAAGCAACGCAAGCACTTCAGAAACCAATGCGGCATCATCGGCATCGGCGGCATCATCGTCGGCAACCTCAGCAAGCAACTCAGCAACTTCAGCATCTACATCGGCAACCAATGCCGCAACAAGCGAAACCAATGCGGCGGCAAGTTATGATAGCTTTGATGACCGTTATCTCGGTGCTAAGTCTTCTGATCCCACACTAGACAACGATGGTGATGCTCTAATTATCGGTGCAATCTATTTTAACAGCACCTCTAATGACTTTAAAGTCTATAACGGTTCTTCATGGCAAGTAACTGCTGTCACTGCAGGTGACTTCTTACAGGTCACGAATAACTTATCAGACCTTAATAA